GCCTCTGACTCGGTAATGTCTCGGCTCAATCCGATGCCGGAATAGGATGTTGGGCATCCCAGTTTTACAACGGCAGTGCCGGTTGTATCGTAAACCCAGATTGCGGTTCCTCGTGCGTTAGTTGCCATTTTTATTGCTCCCGAGCTAGATAAAAAGCTCAAAGTTGATGGTTAAAAGGATGCGAGCATTCTCATCGTTTCCGATTGGCAGGATGTCCGCGACCTGCGATGCCTGTTTAATGCCGTGTTGGCCGAGTAGCAGCGTCATCTTTGTACAAATATCTTCGGCCTGTGTATAAGCCGCTGCGTATGTTTTATTGCGCACCCTCACCTGTATCGTCGGCTGGCGTGACTCGACAGGCGTTTCCATGTTGTCGATGGGGTTGTTTCCGCCCGTGTCATAGACAGTCACACACGCATCAGGTTTTGGCGGCTCACTGCTGATAAAAAGATTTGTTCCAACCACCAGACTGGTCACATCGTCAAGATATTCAGCAACGGCAAACGCGGGCGAACTCATACGGCCTTCCTCGCGCTGTCTGCGATGATTTCCAGCGCCTCTTTTTCTTTCGCTTTAATGGCGTTTTCTAAAAACTTCGCCTCACCAATCGGGTGACGTGCCTCCATGTTTTCGTGAACATATAGCGAGTAATTGGCCTTGTTTTTTATCTCGACGTAATTATTTTCTTTGGTTGTTAAAAAGCTGTTACGCATATTGCCCGTATCTTTTGGCGCTCTTTTGATGGCCTCGCGCTCAATCATCAAGCCAGCTTTGTATAATCCGGTCACGGTCGCGCCTTCGATTTCTTTTATCTTTTTTGAGAGATTCATGGCGACTTGTTCGAGGCTCATACCGCCACCTTTATCAGCATCTGATTACCGTCGAGTGATGGCGACGTGTTGACTACTTTTATCTCGTGAGCGTCGGCAAAACTTGCTCCAGACCCGTAAGCGATGCGATCACCCGCTTTGGCTTGTGCGCCAACGTATATGACCGAGCGGCTCACAAAATCTTGGCCTTGCGCGTCAATCAGGTTTTGCGCCACGTCCTGCCAGCGGCAACGAATCGTTGTGCCAGCGCCATAGCTTGGCTCACCGTAGCCATTAACGCCAGTACGCTCAAAAAGCGTGGCGTATTGATTCAGTTGTCGAATGCGAATGTTCATACAAGCCACACTCGATATTGCTTTGTTGGTGATATGGATGCGAGACAGGGCGCGAATAGCAGCGCCATCTTGCCGTATTGATTGGCCTGCATTCCGCCTTGTTTCTGCGCGTAAGAGACCGATGCGTCGCCGAGTGATTCGCTAGTGACTTCGCCTGCTGATACGTCAATCCAGTAAGCAACAAGGTAGTACAGCGCACGCTCTGCCGTGACAGGGGCGAGTGATGACAAGCAAGCGTCAGCAATCACGGATAAATCCGCCGCCCAGTCATTTACAACAGAGACTTGCACGCCGAGCATGTCGGCCAGCTTTTGCGGGTCGCTTAATGTGGTCATGCGGCCTCCTGCTGTTCTCTCTCGCGTATTTCATAACTCACCGAACAGCGGCAGTTGATGACTTCGCCAGCGTCTGCCCCTAGTGAGTAATCGCCTGGGAATTGCAATTCAAAACCGCCCACGACAAAAGGCTTGTCGATGCGCACCTCCTGACCATTCGCCGCTGTGTGGCTCGCTCTCTGTAGTCCGTCATCGGGGCCACTTTCCCAGCGCTTCCAGACTTCCGCTCCCGTCTCTGCGGCGATATTTTCCGCGTGCGTCTGGCGACCAAAATTGAGCGCTGCCCCTGCTTCTGTTCGAGCGATGGTCTCTCCGCGAAGCTGTAGCAAACTTGATTGGTATCGGCTGACAATCTTGTCGATGTCGGCTGTCGCCACCGGCGCTTTGTTTTCAATGGCGCGTTCAACAATTTTGTCGAATCGCTTGTCGCGTCGTTCGTTGCGGAGATATTTGCGCATCAGCTCAGGATCGCCGCTGGCTAAATTGATGCGAGCATTTGTGACGGCCTTCGCTTGTTGGGCGTTAAGGCCAATGATGCCGCCTACGCGCTCGCGGCCTTCCATGCGCCCCGCCAAATCGAGTGCGATGCTTCGCGGGTGCTGCCCAAGTTGCACACCAACAGCTGTTACTTCTCGAACGGCATTGCGCGTCGAGTCGTTCATGTCGTCTAAAAACTTCCGCGCGGCTGATTGCAAATAATCCGTCACTGCTGAAGCGTTGGCATTGAAAAACTTCGCACCTTCTAGTGATGCGCCTGCAATCGTGGCGGCTCGCAGCGTTTCGATAACTGGCGCAAGCTCTGCGTCAGTTAATAGCAAATCGTCCTCGAATAAATCGCCGTTGGCAATCTTGGCTTCTAGCTCGCCGATGTTAATTTTTTTATTTTTCACAGCGTCAATATACGCACGCGAGACGGCCTGCTCCTGCTCACGAAGTGCTGCAACAACAAGCCGTCTCTGTGCCATGGCCTTAACTTCCTGTGTAGTCCAGATACATCACGTCATCGGGGCGCTTCACATTCACGCCTGCGATGCGGAACACGCCGGGCACTTCATAGCGCAGTGGACCATCTTGATACACTGGCAGGAAGCGGTGCGGCATGGGGATGTAGAGCTGAACAACAGACGGGTCACGCTTGTACAGAATCACGCGAGCCTTGCTGCCAGACGCTGCGGTATCGAGGCCAGATACGGCACGGATGGTGATCACCTTGCCGGTGATGCCGGTGATTACCGAGGCGTTTTGCATCTGGTCAAGATAGCTCACGCCGTTCGCTAAAAACTTCGTGGCCAGCAGCGAGTACATCGCGGTTGGCAACAAAATTGTATCAGCGGTCGGCTTGTTGCCGCTGCCGGTTTCCAGCAGCTTGGCTGTCAACATGGCCATCAGCTTATCTGCATCAGACCAGTTTGCTGATGTTGCATCAGTCTTGGCTTTGTAGCTACCGCTGCCAAGATTGGTCAAGCCCTTGATGGTCTTTGTCGAGTCGCCGTTGAAAGCGATAACGTCAACAAATTCTTCATAGGCTCGACGTGCTGCAATGGCTTTGTCGGCGGCCAAGTTGATGCCCATTGCCTGAGCGATGCCTAGCTCCTCGAAGCCGTAGCCGTAGCCAATCGCGGCAGTATGGACAGGCTTTACAGACTCCTTCATATCCAGGTCTGCGCGAGGCAAATCATCGGCATTACCGTTGATCCAGCCTGCACGACCCACCTTGGTGGAGCTTGCAAAAACGACGGCGGCGGCAAACGGATTGCCTTGTGTGGAGACGGGAATCAGCTCGCTGTACTGGCTGTTGTAATCCAGCTCAACGGCTTCTTTTTCGATGATTGAACTTTGCGCCCGTAGGTACGCCAAGTTGTCTGCGTCTGAAAATTTCATTTTTTATTCCTCTTAAAGCGTTGTAATTTCGGTGCCGAACAAACGCACTTTTGCCAAGCCTGCACCTGTCACGCCCTCAACTACCTTCGAGCCGTTGATGCTGAACTTGTAAGTGGTGGTGACGGCATCAGCCCAAGCGCCTGCGGCTGTATAACCAATCGCTGACCCTGCTGTCGCAGTTGCGGCTGTGGTCAGATAGATAGCGCCCTGTTGCATGATTCGCACGGATTCGCCCGCTGCCCACTCGCGCTTGGTGGACGTACCACAAGCGATGCCAAGAAAGGCAGTGGCAGTAGTGGCAGGCTTGCATTTGCCCTCGCCATCAAGCTGAACAGGATCGCCTGCTGCGATGGTGGCGGTTGCAGTGGCACTGATAAAAGTGGCGGGTGTCATGTCGGCTTGTGCGCCGGTGAAACCCTTGGCTAAATTAAGACTTGGCATGATTATTTGCTCCACGCTTTGGTTAATTTTTTCTCGTACGCATCGTTAAAATCCGACACGTTTTGAGTCTGTTTTTCTTGCTTCTTGCTGGCAGCAGCGTCAAGCAGCACATCAAAGCGAGCCTCGACGTATGCGTCAGACTTGTCTTTGAGTTTGTCGTCGCCGATAACCGCAGCAACAGCAGCACGACGGATGTCAGCAGGAGATTTCTTGCTGTAGTCCAAGTCTGCAATTTTCTTTGCGTCAGCAATAATTGCCACACGCTCAGCAATGGCGGCATCGAGCTTGTCAGCAGTCATTGAATTGCCTTTCAGCTTTTCAATCTCACCGTCTCTCTCTGCCAGCTCTTTGTCTTTGGCATCGGCGCTGGCTTTCGCCTCTTCCTTTGCGGTTTTGAGTTGTTCAGTCAATGCCTCGATTGCTTCAGCGGCTTGCTCGCTGACTTCAATCGTCACATCACCGAATTTGACTTTTTTAGTCATGGGGTTCACCTCGGTTTTTTGTGACTGGCCGTTTGTTTTTTGGCCGCCAGCGTCGCCAATTTTTGCACCACCCGCGCGGCCTTTTTCGACAAGCGCGATGTGATTGATTCGTATATTTTTTTGAATTGCGTCATAATCTGCGTGGTCAACAAACTCAATCTCTGCGTCGTAACCCATGGATAGCTCGCGCTTGCCTGCTTTGTAGTCCTCGATAGCTGCGGCATCCATCATGATGAGAGGGACGCGGATATAATCGCCATCTCTAATGACTTCTTCACCAATCGCGCCAATGGCATCACGCTTCCATGTCTCTGCGGTAACAGGCTCGCTCGGGTGGTCGTTCGTCATGGGTTTGCCGACGAAAGATGACAATGAATCTTTTGCAAAGACTTCTGTTTCTGGTCGATAGACGCGAACAATCTCTTTGTCGCTGCCCAGCTCACTACCGAGATACTCTTGCACGCCAGTCCTTGCCACCTTGGCGTATGCCACAAGATAGCCATCTTTGGTGATGCGTGTTTTGCCGGTTGTTTTCAGGTCGTCAAAAAACATGATTATTAGTCCATCAATTCGCCAAGCAATTTCTTGCTGGCGGTTAAAATTTGCTCATCGTTGAAAACTTGCAGGTTTGCAATGACGGCAAGTGAGTCAGCGTTAATCTTGACGACTTCCGCCTTCTCGCGTTCGGTCTGCTCCCAGAGGCTTGCCCACTCGTAAACAATATCTGTGCCTGCCTCTGCGTTAATGAGGCGGTCAATCGTTTTTATGGCGGGGGCTATGCTGTTTTTTTGCAGCATCAGCACCGAATCATAATAATTTCTGATTTCGTGCTCACCAGTGGCTGACAACCCGCTGACTGGCATTCCGAGCAGCTTGCTGGCAGGGATTCCGGTGGCACCAGCGACGAGCTGAAAGCTGGCCATGAGGATTTCGCGTAAGCCTGAGAAGTTGATCTGCTTTTGTTCGTGCGACTCATCTGCATCCATGACGATGGCGTTCACGATGGACTTGCCACGCTGCGCCAACAACAGCCGCTTCATCAGGTCGCCTTCGTCCTGGCTCAGTAGGTCGGGAATCTTGTACACGTCTAGCTTCGCCTCGTAGACCAGCTCTGCGATGTTCGCGGCCACGCTATCCGCGTTGCGAAAGGTATCAAAAGCGGCTGCAATTTCTGACGCACCAAAAAAGTGTTGGCTATCGTATCGGCCTTTGAAAATGGCAAGGCGAGAGCCATGCACCAGCACCCCGTCAATGCGGAACAACTGCTGCTCATCGCTCGTGGTGAGTCGGTTTTGTGCGCTCGCGTCTAGTGCGATTTGGTCTGCGCCAAAAACGTTCAGGAACTGAATTTGCTCATCCGGCTGAATTGGCGCTGATAGCGTCTCGCGGTCTGTGCCGATGAAGATGGCCGAGCCGCCAATGAGGCGCGAGAGCTTTAGCGCCTCAGCGACACGTTGCCGCAAGCTGATGCGCGTCTCGATGTCGAGGACTTTATACGTCTGCTCGGGCTGGCCTATCCATGTGCGCCACTTGCTGGTGGCATCATCGACAGGCAGGTCTACCGCATTACGGCAGACCCAAGAGGATTGGTAGGAGGCGCGAAGCTCATCGGCTCTTATGACGGACGGCAAATACTGGCCAGCGGCTGACTTGCTGGCGCTGGTGCCGAGATTTGAAAGGACGTTCGTAAGGCCGTCGCTAATCATGTGCAGTCCATCAATGGGAGGCCAACGTCATCACGACGTGGGTTTAGTTATGTTCGGTTATTTTTTGGCCGTTGTCTATAGGTTTTTGAGGCTGTAGCCGCTGCGCCTCATGATTGGCTCTAGCGCGTATCGCAGCGCGTCCATCGCGTGGTTGTGCGCATCTACCAATACAGGCAGCACGTCACCACTGAGCCGGTCAATCTTGTAGCTGTACAAGTCAAACTCGTGGGCTGTATTTTTGCAACGCGGGTGGATGATGATTTGCCGAAAAGACTTGATGAACTCCACTCCGTCCTCGACGCTGCCTTTGCCCTTGACGCACGCCTCGATGCGCTTGATACCGGCTCGCTTGACGTAGCTTATGCTCTCAGGGCGTGCGTTATCAGCGCGTACCGCGTGTCGCTCTATGTCGGGGATGGCTGCAATCAGTGCTGGCGCTGTATCGTCCAGCTCTAGCCGATGCTCGTATAACTCGTGTTCGATGTATAAGCAGTCGTCATACACCCACGCTTTGACGGCCGCCGTTGGGTCTTGGCTAAAGCCCCAGTCCACTCCGATATACGGGCCGTCCCACTCATCGCCTGCCGTGAACTCACGCAATGCGTAGCGCCCCGCAAAGACCTGAGCATGGCTCTGCTCATAAAAAGCGCCTTCCCAAATGTGGCGATATAGCGCAGGGTCAAGTGTGGCGAGGTCGTGCAGCCGCTGTTCTTCCAGCTCTACGCTAAACCACGGGTTGCCGTCATGGTTAACCGTTACCACCGTGGTTCGTGGCGGTAGTTTATCGCCATCGAATTGCTGAGCCACCCAACTATCACGCCGCTTAGGGTTGTAAATAACAATAATCTCACTACCGCTTGCGCGTATTGTGGGGATAAGTGCCTGCCAGCTTGTGTGCGGGACTTGCTCGGCTTCCTCAACAATGCACAAGTCGATCTGAGCCATTGATTTAATGCTTTCGATATTGTGGCGCAAGCCAGAGAATAGGTACTCCGTGCCGTTGGTTTTATGGCGTATATAATCCCTGCCAACGTCATAAACAGATTTAAGCCACGGCTCGGAATTGATAGCGTTAACTACCTCCGCATAAAACGATTGCTTGATTGAGTTTTGAAACTCACGAGTACACAAGATGCGTATAGGTTTAACCGCGCCCCATATTGCGCTCATTTTTGCCACGCTGAATGATTTACCACTGCCGCGCCCACCTCTGAGCACTCGATAGCGATAGGTGCCAAGCGGCGGCGAAAGCACTGGGATTATTTTAGGTGACAGCTCAATCCTGAGTTTTCGGGGTGACAATTTCGATTACCGAAGGCTGGATTGATTCACCATTGGTGGTGTGGTCAATGCTCTGGGTTTCGCGCCAGCCCATGCGCGTTTTAGCCCAGAACATGGCGGCACGAACACAGTCTGAGTGCGTGGCGCCATCTTTGAGCGTTGCACCGCTGGCATTCTGGAACAGGAACTGGCCGACCTTAGCATTAGCCTTAACATGGGCAGAATCCAGCTCATCACGGTAATGCAGGCGCAGTGTCTTAGGGTCGATGTTCAGGAATCGTGAGATTTCTTCCTGGGGGATGCCGTAAGAATACAGCGCGCTGACCTGTGCGCGGCTTTCGGGTGTGGGTGCGTGGGGTGGGTTAGCCATTGGCGATCTCCTCATTATTCTTTAGCTGATCCCTGTATAGCTCTCGCAATCGCGGGTTGCCTAGTCTCTTCTCTCTCGCCTGTGCTGACATCTTTTGCTTGCTACGCACAGCTTCCTCGTTCGGGGATAGGCAATGCTGCATCCTGTGCATGGTGTATAACACGATAGAACTTCTCATGTAGTCAGGCCTCTCAGGATTGATCGCTGTAACCCCGTGCGTGATACTATGACCATCAAATATGATCAGAGCGCCCATCTTTTGCTCAAATGCCAATCTAGCCCCCGGCACTACCAGCCTACCGCCTGAGCATCCTTTTCGGTATATAAACACATTGCTTTTCATGCCCTTAATGTTGCCGCTATCGGTATGATATTTGATAGCAAAGTTGACGTTCACATTAAGGCTGCAAAACCTGCTTCTGCCCATCCTCCATTCTTCTGATATATCGCCAGCTCCTACATGATCTGGATACATATCATCGATGGCTTCTGCGTATTCTACTGCCAAGGAATTCAATCCTGGGTGTTTTTTTGTGTTTTGTGTGACCCTGCACCAATCGCACCTGACTGGATTGCGTGGCATATATCCGTATATAGCGGATCTAGTCTTTAATCCGCTTGTCCTCTCACCCTCTGTCAGCTCACTTTTTTCAGAAAGTGTCTTGGCTAAAGCTAAAGCGCGACCAGTTAGGATCTGGTATCTCAACACCTCTACACCATCGACCTGCAATATCGTATCTGACGATATGACATCATCATAATCATCATCTGTAGCCTGCTTTCCTATGATATCTCTGCCTGGCTCTTTGTATCCCGTCAGATTGATTATATTCATGACATCTTATCCAGAAACTTAGCAGCCACTGCGCTAGACATATCTTTTATATCATGTTCAGCCATATATCCGCTGATAGCGTCATATACAGAGTCATATTCTTCTGCCTGATAGGTCAGGCGTATCATCTTTATATCTTGATCTAGGTACGCCTCTAGTCGTCCATGCTCATTTGCCCGCCCTACCGTGTCCGGTATCTGTACGTCTTCGATATCGATACTGACATCATCTATCTGGTCGGCATCAAACCCCGTCAGCTCCAGATCAAACCCCAGCTCCTCCAGCTCTGCAAACTCCACCCGCAACAGTTCGTCGTCCCATTCGGCAAACTCTGCCACACGGTTCACGCTGATTCGGAAAGCCTTAATCTGAGCATCGGTCATGTCGTCACAAAGCATAACGGGGACAGTCTCAAGCCCTAGCTTTTTCGCAGCCTTCAAACGCAGATGACCGTCCACAACGGTCTTATCCGACTTAGCCAAGACTGGTACGCGAAAACCAAACTCGCGAATAGCAGCAGCCACCTTATCCACCGCATGATCATTTTTGCGCGGGTTTCTAGCGTATTCTATCAAGTCGCTGACCGGCCAATATTCAAGCTGTTGCATTTTATATTCGGGAAAATCGCTCATAATCTCACCGCGCCACCGCCACAAAGCCCGCATCGACCGTGGGCTGGTCACGCTCCACCTCGATTTCCATCAAGGCATTATTAGTGAGGTCGATAATGTCCGCAAGCTGTACCTTGCCCTTTGGTCTCACCAGCACTTCAATCTTCTCGCCGCTGGCGATGCTTGCCCATGCCTTGACCGTCCAGTGACGGGGCTGTCCCTGATTGGGCTGGCCGATGATGGTCAGCCCCGTATTCATTGACCAGATTGCTTTCATGCCCCGTACCCCGCACGTTCTGCCCGTTGATTGGC